CGCAAGCCAACGAAGCCGAACAGGGCGAGATCATCGAGCAGGAAGAAACTCCTGTTCAGAAGGCTGAAGAACCCGAAGAAGACGCCGTAGCCGAAGAAAAGCCGAAAAACCGGCCTTCAGACCGTATTCGGGAACTGAACGGCAAGTTGCGCGCCAAAGAACGTGAAGCAGCCACTTTGCTGGAGCGGCTGGAAGCGATCGAAAGCCGCTTGACCGAAAATAAGGTCAATGATACTCCTGTTGTTGCGGATAGTGCTCCTGATCCTTCGGATGAGGAAAAATATCCCCTCGGTTCCTTGGATGACCGTTACATCCATGACATGATCGAGCATGTTGCTAACCGCAAGGTTAACGAAACTCTCGAATCGGCCCGCCAACGTGAGGCGGAAACAGCACAGCAGGCCGAAGCCGCAAGGCAACAGTCCGAACTGCTGGAAAAGGCCGAAACCGTGGCAACACGCGGAGCCGAGATTTTCGACGATTTTGAAGAAAAAGTCGTCATTCCTGCCATGCAGGGGAAATTCCCGCTCACGCAGACCACCTTTGAGGCCCTTGCTGAAGCGGAGCATAGTGCCGAAATCCTGCACGCACTGGCCACTGATACCAAGGAAGCCCATCGGGTCGCATCCCTGAGCCTCTATCAGCAGACCAAGTATGTCATGGAACGGGACGCAGAGTTTTCTGGAAAAGGCACAGTTGCCGCCCGAAAGCTTCCCGGTGCACCTACCCCGCCTCAGTCAAATATTCGAGGATCTGGGAACAGGGGTTCCTTCGATCCAGCAACCGCAGACTTCGCCGCTTTCGAGCGGAAAGCCAACGCAAGAAATTAATCCCGGCCCGCGCCAAGGAACTGGCAACGGTCATTTGAACGAGGACAATTCCAATGGCCAACCAGTTCCTGAGCGCGACCGAATACGCCAACACCATGCTCCTGCTCGCCAAGAACCAGCTTGTCACCGGCAAGCTCGTCTCGGGCAAGTTCGAGAACAAGGTGACTGACGAGAATGGCCTGACGGTCAGCGTCAAGCGCCCGCCCCGCTTCGCCCGCAACGATGCTTCCGCCATGTCGGCGGCTCTTGCAGCGCAGGACATCGTGACGGGTTCGGTCAACGTTGCTGTTGACCAGTACGCCAAGGTCCACGTTTCGGTCGGCGACATCGAATACGTCCAGTCCTACAACCAGTTGATGAAGAACGAGACGATGAAGTCGGCGGCTTCGACGCTGGCTCACCAGATCGACGCGCACCTTCAGCGCCAGGTCGCCAAGTTCTCGTCCTACATCGGCACTGGCACTTTCAGCACCGACCCGAGCAACAACATCGGCTCGCCGGCTGAGTTCAACCGCGTTCATACCCGCCTGATGGATCTCGGCGTTCCGAACAGCGATCTCGTCGGCACTGTCCTGTTCGATGACGGCGAAGAAATTCGTGGTTCGCTCATCGGCGGCGACATCCAAGGCACCAACAAGACGGCTCTGGAACGGACCCGTATTCCGATCCTGTCGGAAATCGACCTCTACGCCACCCAGCAGTGCCCTGCACTGACTGTCGGCACCCGCGTAGCTGGCGCAGTCTCGGCGATCGACAACGGCACTCTCTCGGTGAACTACCGCGATGTGAAGACCACGATGGTTCAGACCATCCACATCGACGGTCAGGACGCAGCCAAGACGATCAAGGTCGGCGAAACCCTCACCATCGCTGGCGTCTATGCCTACGACTGGCGCAATCAGGTGGCCCTGCCGTATCTTCAGCAGTTCACCGTTGTCGGCGGCGCTTCGACGGCTTCGGGCACTGTTGCCAACGGCTCGGCCTACGGTACGGCGATCGCCACGGATGCAGGCGGCGACATCGACCTCATCATCTCGCCGCCGATCATCGTCCCCGGCACGAACGATGGTGTTTCGACCGATGCCAACACTGCCTTCGCCACCTGCTCGGCAGCGGCTGTTGATGGTGCGGCTGTCACGCACCTTGGCGTTGCCAGCACCACTCGCCGCGTTCGCGCTGCATGGCACAAGCCGGCAATCACGATGGTCAGCGCACAGCTTCAGACCCCGTTCACCGGGGAAAGCAGCTTCGCCAATGATCCTGAAACCGGTATCTCGATCCGCTACTGGCGCGGGTCGGACATCTCGACGGGCGCTCACGTTCACCGTTGGGATTGCCTCTACGGCGCGCAGAACCTCGACCCGCTCATGGGTTGCCAGATCAGCGGCTCGTAATCGTCACAGGCCCCTCTCCCTCCCTTCGGAGAGGGGCCAACCTTTCTAGGAGCCTGACATGGCAAATAATCTCTGGCTTAGTGGCAAGCAGTTCACTGACAATGACGGTATCTTCGATACGCAGAACACCCCGACCGCCAAGACGGCTGATGCCACTTTGACGATTGCAGAACTGCGGACGAAGATCGTCACTGCAACCTCGGCAAGTGCTGTCGCCCTGACGCTGCCGACCGGCACCCTCACCGACGCCGCTTTCACCAACCTGCCGGTCAGTTCGTCGTTCGATTGGTCGGTTATCAACCTTGGTTCTTCCTCGGGCGCTGTCACCATGACTCCCGGAACCGATCATACCTATGTTGGTTCTGCGACTGTGGCGATTGCGACCTCGGCACTGTTCCGCACCCGCAAGACCGCGCTGCGGACGTTCGTTACCTACCGCGTAGGTTAATTCAGGAGTGGGAATATGACTGAAGAAGTTAAGGAAGAAAAGAAGCCGAAAGCCGGCTGGCCGTCATGGCGCTACGGCCCGAACGGTGAAGCTGCAATCTTTCAGGATGAGGCCGATGTGCCGAAGGGCTGGAAAGACACGCAGCCGAAGCCCAAGGACGAAGCTATCGACCTTTAGTTCTCTGCCTGGCTTCAAGGCATGATGAACGATGGCCCCGGCAATTCCCGCTGTCGGGGCCATTTGTATAAGAGGATTTGAATATGTACAGGCCGTTCTCTGCTGATCCCGGCACTACCGTTAATATCGATGTTTCATCGTCTGCTCAATATAAGCAGGTGACGAATGATGTCGGTGAGCGCCAGATTCGAGTAATGAACGACGGCACTGCGACCGTATGGATCAAGTTCGGGGTAGCGACTGGCGATGCCGCTTCGCTCACTGCGGACCAGCCTGTCGGACCCGGCGTGACTGAAGTATTTTCAACAGGCGGCCGTCTTGGTCCTATCTGGGTTTCTGCAATCGCAGCAGGCTCGACCGGCAAGATATATTTCACCCCCGGCGTAGGCATCTGAGGTGTCCGTTCACTACGGGGGCAAGGGGCCGGGACACCTAAGCCGATACACGGCGGCTGGGGGTGTCGGCTATTCCGCCGAGGCAACCGCCTATTTCGCCGCGATGTCGGTTGCGCCTGACGACACACGCAAGGGGCTGCTAAACACGCTGATTGCAGCCCTCATGACTGCCGGCGTCTGGACCAAGCTCGACGCGCTCTACATCATGGCGGCGCACGATGCCCAAGCGGCGCGCGTCAATGCCGCAAACCCCGCCAGTGTTGCCACGGTATCGGGTTCGGAAGTGTTCCTCGCTGATCGTGGCTACAAGGGTGATGCGAGCGCCAGCTACATCGATACGGGCTGGAATCCGACAACTGCCAGTTCCCCCAAGTGGGTCCGCAATGACGCGCACATGGGTATCTGGTGCAATCAGGCCAATACGACTGCCGCAGCGGATATGGGGCAGACGCTCCACGCCTCAATTGCCGCAAATTATTTCGGCCAATTCCGGTATTACACACAAGCCGGTTCGGCAAGCGGTCCGTCGAACAGCCCCGGCGCGGCAAGCCATTTCATGTGGAGCCGCACGGCATCGGCCAACACCGATGCCTATCGCGCCGGTGTCTATGTCGCCAGCGTAGCGCATGTCTCACAAGCGCTTGTCAACGCCAACTTTCTCATCAACGCATCCAACAGCAGCACGACCGGCACAATCACCCCGGCGAACTATTCCGCGAACCGTCTGGCCGTTGTTCATTGGGGCAGCAAACTGACCTCTGGCGAAGTGACCGCGCTCTACAATGCATTGAACACCTACCTGACTGCGGTGGGTGGTGCGTGATCTGATGTTTGGCCGTCGCCGGAGCGCCATGAATATAAGACCCGCTGCCTCAGTTGGCGAAATCTCTGTCTCTCAATACGGTGTCACATTCAACTTCGCCGCACCTCGTCCGGTCGGGCAATATGCCAACGGCGATTGGTGGGTCAAAGGCCCGGCGTCCATCGTCTCGATCACGCCTGCATCCACAACGATGGACGGCACCGATGGCAACGGCACTGCCTACTCTGGCCGCGTCCTGCACGGCACAATGATCAACCCCGGTAATCGCAGCTTCGCTACGAGGGGCCTGACCGCCAACAATGCCACGAATACGGTGCAGGGGTGGGATAGCCTGACAACGCCCACTTACACTGTCACCGGCATCCCGTACTCGGCACCGGCCAACATCGATCCCGGCAAGACCGGAACGGCGCTGGATGTGACGACCGGCAGTGTTGTGAAGTTCGTTTCGAAGACCACAAGCCTTCCGGTCAATAACCGCCCCGCCGGTCTTGATATGGTTGTCCTGACCGTTGTGGACAGTATTCCTGCGAGCGGCGCGATCCGCCCCGGTGTCTCGCGCGCCAGCAAGGTATCGCTGATCAACAGCAATATGTTCGATCTGAGCAAGTTCCAGAACCTCGCTCCGACTGCGAACGCCCCGACCTATGACACGGCGCTTGGCTGGGTCCGGCGCTACTT